GATACCGGCGGGCGCATCTACCCGATAAAAGCAGAGAGCATGGGCGCTCGACGCGGACAACGCCGTCACAAGATAGACGGTGTATTTGCTATGCTTATGGCGGCGCATACGGCGCTGGCCGATGACGCAATGAAACGCTCGGGCGTGCGTTTCAAGTTTGGAGGGTAGGCTGTTGTCACGACGGCAGAAGAAGCAGACACGGCAGGATGACCTGAACGCCTTTCACAACCCTGCGAACGGCATCAAGACGGTTACGGCAGCCTACGGCATGGACGCCATGTCGGGCATCAAAGTGACAGAGAAAAGCGCACTATCCTACGCGCCCATGTGGCAGGGCCTGACGGCTATCGCGGGCGATGTGGCGAAAATGCCGATTAGCGTCTACGCAAAGACGGACGAAGGCCGCGAGAAACTGCCCGCGCATCCTGCGCACCGCCTGTTGAACATCCGGCCCAATCGATACATGACGCCGTATAATTTCAAAGAGGCGATGGCGTGGCGGATGAAATTGCGCGGCAACGCATATGCCGTCATCCTTCGCGACACTGCCGGCAGGCCCGCAGAGCTAATCCCGATTGCCGATGACATTGTGCGCGCCGAAATGGTAAACGGCGAAGTCTGGTATTGGGTAGCAGCAGGCAAAGGCGCGATGGTGCCCGCCGAAGACATGCTGCACTGGCGTGGGCTGGGCGACGGCATTACCGGCATATCGCTCATCGAGCGCGCACGCGAGACGCTTGGACTCGGCATTGCCGCGCGCGATTACGGCTCCACATTCTTTCAGAATGGCGCGCGCCCGAGCGGTGTGTTTGAACATCCGCGCGTGATGAATGATGAGGACTACGAAGCATTCCGCCAGGCGTGGTATTCGATGCACGGCGGTAGCAACAACGCGCACAAGCTGCTCATCCTAGAGGCAGGAATGCAATTCAAGCCGTTGGCGGTGAATAACGAGGAGGCGCAATTTTTACAGACGCGCGAGTATACCGCGCGCGAGGTAGCATCGTTTCTCAACATCCCGCCGCACAAGGTAGGCGACAGCACGCGCACATCGTTTGCGAGTTTAGAGCAAGAAAACCAGAGCTATCTGGATGCACTTGACCCGGCGCTCGTGAACTTTGAGGAAGAGTGCGCGGCGAAACTGCTATCTGATAACGATGTTGAGCGCGGTGTCTACACCGAGTTCAACCGCAATGTAATCCTGCGCATCGACTACCAGACGCGCATTCAAGGATACGCCAGCGCCATCCGCGAGGGCTGGATGTCGCGTAACGAGGTGCGCGAGCGCGAGAACATGCCGCGCCGCGAAGGCTTGGATGAGTTTCTGCTACCGCAAAACATGGCGCTACAATCGGAGGATGGCGAGATTACGCCGCTCAACGAGCCGAGCGTAGACACCGGCGATGTCGATGATGCGCAACGCTCAGCGGTAAAGCCTGTGCAGCATTACGCACTGGCCGAATTGATGCGGACTACCGCGCGCCGCCTCGTTCACAATTTCGGCGACAGGGCGGTGCGCGCGGCGAAAGACGGCCAAACCTATCAGGCATTTGTGGATAGCATGCGGCAGACATTGCGCAGCCGAGTGATGGACGCTTGGGCCGCTCCGGCGCTTGTGTTCGCAAGCGCGCATCCTGAGCGCGGCATCGACTGCGGTATGCTGACAGACTACCTGCTAGACAGAATGCACATGGATTTCGAGGCGCAACTCGATAGGCCTGAGCATGAACTGAAGGCTGCCGCGCAACGCGTAGCAGAGTTGTTGGAAGATGAACTGCCCGCCGCGATGGTGGACGACATGCTAGGAGAGTAACGATGGAACGGCGATTCACTGCACACCCGGCGGCGACAAAGGCGGAGGTGCGCGCGAAGGACAAAGACGGCAAAGAGTACAAGGCTATTGAAGGATATGCCGCTGTCTTCTATCGCGAGGGGGATGAGGGCACCGAGTACCAGTTGGCGCAAGACTACTTCGAGCGCATTGATGGCGAGGCGTTCAATGAGGCGCTTGAGCGGCTAGACGATGTGCGCGCACTCTTCAACCATGACGACGATAATCTGCTGGGCCGTGTGTCGAGCGGTACGCTGCGCTTGAGCGTGGACGATGTCGGGTTGCGCTACTCAATCGACATTGACGAAAGCGACGCCGACCATACGCGCGTGATGGCAAAGATTGCGCGCGGCGACTTGACCGGCTCGTCCTTCGCATTTGTGCCTGAGCGTGTCGAGTGGATTGATACCAACGAACGCGCTGTGCGTGTCATCAAGTCTGTGCGCCTGTACGATGTCGGCCCGGTTACCTTCCCGGCCTATGAGGCGAGTACTGCGCAGATGCGCGACGGCTCGACAGCGCTGCAAGAGTTGGAGGAGCACCGCGCGGCACGCAAGGCAAAGCGCAGTGAGATTATGCGGATGGTTGCGCGTGTAAAGTCTGACTTGACAAACGACACCATCTGAATGTAATATGCAGACAAAGGCCGATATGGTTTGCGCGTCGGAACGCGCGAATGGTTGAGGCCAGACGAATCTAACCCGATGTCGGAACATTGGCCGGATTCGCATGTGACACACGGACAAGCCCGCCGTGTGTGACTGCGCATCCGGCCATTTTCGTTTGCGCAGCACACGGCGAAAACGAAAAGGACATACGGTTATGAAAACCGTGAAAGAACTTCACGAGCAGAAAGCCGCGCTGGCAAAGGAAATTGAAAGCCTTGCTGAGCGGCACGATAGCGGCGAATGGAATGCCGAAACCGAGCAACGCTGGCAGACGGTGAATGACGAGTACAACAGACTCGACAAGTCGCTCGAAATCGCCAAAGCCGCCGAACGCGCCCGCGCGTTTTCCAACGAGCAAGTCATCGCAGGCGATGGCATCACGCGCGAGGAAATCGTAGACGCGTCTTTCTCGCGGCACCTCAACCGCAAGGATGAGAATATCGTCACGCCTGAAGATAGGGCGAACGCCTTCCTCGGCTGGGCACGCGCGAAGGCTGAAAAGCCGCTGACGCCTGAGCAGGTGCGTGCGCTCGACAAGGTAGGCAAGTCTGCTTCGGCATCCGCCTACGATTTCAACCTTGTCGGCGGCGAATATCGCACGATTCGCGATGTGCTGCAAAAGCGCACCACGGACTACCAAAGCACGGCAGCCGGTTTCGGTGGTACGACGGTGCCCGAGGGCTTTGTTTACAACTTCGAGAAGGCGCTGCTAGCGTTCGGCTCTGTCCGGCAAGTGGCGGATGTGGTTCGCACTAGCGGCGTGGGCGACTTGCCCTGGCCGACGGCGAACGATACCAGCAACAAGGGCAGCCAGATTGACGAGGTGCAGGACTCGACGGACAGCGGCATTGATAGCACACCTGTTGCCATGTCGAGCATTACCTGGAAGGCGTTCAATTTCACCTCGGATATTATCCGGGTGAGCTACACGCTTCTCGATGATACCGCGTTCAACCTTCAGGCCGAGCTTGCCTCGATGGCCGGCGAGCGTATCGCGCGCATCACTGAAGACCGCTTCACGAACGGTAACGGCACCACGCAGCCGCAGGGTATCGCCATTGGCGCTACGCTCGGTCATGTCGCTGCCAGTGTGAGCGCCATTGACGCGAACGAGCTGCTCGACCTTGAGCATAGCGTCGACCCGGCTTACCGGGCTGGCGGGCGCGTCGGCTTTATGATGCACGACAATGTTCTGAAGGTGTTGCGCAAGTTGCGTGACTCGGACGGGCGTTCGCTGTGGCAAAACAGCCTGAGCGCGGGCGAGCCGCAGACGCTTGCGGGTTACCCCATCTTCATCAACCAGGAGATGCCTAACACGCTGGCTGCGACGGAGCGTGTGATGGTGTTCGGCGACTTGAGCAAGTACAAGATTCGCGATGTCAGCAACTTCCGCCTGTTGCTGTCCGAGCATCGCTACATGGAGTTTGACCAGCTGGCCGTTGTGGCGCACTCGCGTCACGATGGGCGCATCCTCAACGCTGGTACGAACCCCATCAAGTACCTTGCGATGGCCGCCTCCTAACCGCCGACTAACCGCCGCCGGGTGTTGCTTGTATAGGTAGCACCCGGCGGCGAAACACATAGGAGGCGCATTCGTGAAAGTGAAATTGACTGTTAGCCGAGCGGGCGATGGATTCGTGCAAAAGCCCGGCGATATTATTGATGTATCGTCTGGCGAGGCCGCGCGCCTACTCGCAAGCGGCGCTGCAAAGCCTGTGTTGTGCGATGGCGTTGACACCATCGAGCATACAGCCGAAACGGATGAGGCGCTTGCACGCACCGTAGAAACCGCCGCGATGGACACCGCACGCGAGATGCCTACGGCTCCGGCAAAGCGCACGCGCAAGCGAGTCAAACGGTGAAAGTTGTTTGCGCGTGGTATGGCAGTGACAGCCTAGACGATAGGCTGTTGCAAGGCCTGCAACGCAGCATGGCTAAGAATGCGCCGCTCACGCCGTTTCAAGTTATCCTGACAAACGAGCCGGGAGAGACAAGTACCGGCGATAGGTTTGCGCCGAAAATCAAAGCATGGCGCAACGCGACAGACGCCGCCGCGTATGGCGATATTCTGCTATTCATTGACGCCGATTGCATTGTGCTACGCGAGTTGCGCTCGCTTGAGGCGGCAATGGCTACGCGATACACCGTTGCGCACGCGCCTCGCGCCGGGCGCTTTCCGTACAATGTAGGCGTTGTGGCTGTATGCGCCGATACCAAAGGCAGGCAGTTTATGCACGATTGGTATGTGCGCACGAAATGGCACAGCGAGACAGAGCAACGAGTACGCGATGCAAAGCGCGCGCACGGCAGCACTGACCAGGCGGCCTTTGCCGATGTGTTGTCGCGCTTTCCCGGCGATGTGCTAGAACTGCCTGACAAGGTTTGGAATCTTTGCCAAGGGTGGGAACGGCTCGACGATACAACGCGTATCGTGCATTACCGAGGCAAGTGTAGCCGCAAGCTATTGAAGGGCGCTGACGATTATCCCAAGCGCATGACGCAGGCATTCCGGGAGTATGTCTTGTGCGATACAAAATAGCCAGCGTGCATTTCGGCGAACGGCTCAAACGGCTATTTGTGGCGTTCGAAAGAAGCGTGCTAACGAATTGCTATAACTGCGAAGAGCTTACGATTATCGAGCCCGAGCCGCCTGCACGCGTGCAAGGCATCGACGGCAGTTACACTGACAACACGCACAAATTGCACCTGTGGCGTGAAGAAGTCGAGCGCGCGGACATGCCTATTGCATTGCTTGATGGCGACATGGTTGTGCTGCGGGACATTGCGCCGGTATGGGCGGAGCACGGTGGCGATTGGGATGTCGCGATAACCGAGCGTCCGGGCAAGTATTGGTTGAACGGCGGTGCGGTATTCTGCAAACCGACGAAGGCCGCGCGCGAGTTTATGCGCGCATGGTGCCGTGTGAACGATGACATCTTGAACGATTCATACGCGCGCAAGGCAGCATTGAATAATCACTACGGCATCAATCAGACTGCGCTCGTTCATATGCTTCAGTACTGTGCGCCCGAGGCGAAGGTAGTGAAGGTGCCTTGCCGCAAGTGGAATAACTGCGACCAGACTTGGCATCAATTCGACGATGAAACACACATCTTGCACATCAAGTCATTTCTACGGCAGCACATCACAGCGTATAAGCGCAAGAACGAATGGCCTGATTACCTTGTGCCGTGCGGAGAGGCGTTTGCGCCGTATGACCCTGACGCCCACATGATGACGGGCTTCGCACAGATACCGATTAGACTTGCAAGGGCGACGGCATGAACTACTACGCGACACTCGACAACCTAAAAGCCCGCTTGAATTGGAGCGGCACCGCGCAAGACGAGATGCTAATGGAGATTCTCGACGAGGCGAGCCGCGCGGCAGAGGCCGCGTGCAGCCGCGTGTTTTACGCTGTTGAGGGTGTGCGCGAGTATCGCGTTGAGTCTGCTTCATACCTGCGCATCGACGATATGTTGCGCGTGGATGGTATCGAGGTGCGCGAAGGTGCCGACGATTCAGACGAATGGACAGAGGTAGTCGAGGGCGATGACTTCCGCATCGAGAACGCAAACAAGGTTCCCAAGGTTGCACTAACTGCTATCAATGGATTTCGCTTTCCGATAGGCGAGCGCCGCTTGCGCCTGTCTGGCCTGTTTGGCTACGGCGATGGTATGCGTGCTGTGCCACGCTCAGCGCTCGCGGCTACTGTCACGGTAGACGATGCGAGCAATACCATCTCCGGCGTGCCGTCGAACATATTGCAAGCAGGCATGACTATCCGCGTGGATAGCGAAGATATGTTTGTTGCGTCTGTCCGCTTGAACGAGGCCGATGTGATTCGCGGCGTCAATGGCACCACGCCTGCCGCGCATAGCAATGCGCAAGTATCGCTGTGGCAATATCCTGCCGTGCTGCGCTCGGCTGTGTTGCTGCACGCGGGCACACTGTGGGGCTTGCGCGCATCGCCTGATTTGATTCGCCAGCGGATAGGCGACTACGAAGAACAGCGTCGGGCAAACATAAACCATGACGACTTGCTTGTGGGCCGACTGCAAAGCCTGCGAAAGATTCAAGCGCGATGAGTAGCATCGCGCAACTACTCACGGGCCGCTGCACGATTGAGCGGGTATCCAAGTCGGGCGCGCCTGATGAATGGGGCCAGCCTACCGAGACGCGCACAACGCAAGATGGCGTGCCTTGTCGAATCGAAACGCGCGCGGCGAAGGAGGATAACCCGGACAAAGAGGGCGTCATGCTTTACGGACGCGGCTTCTTTCTCGGCGATGCGGATATTCGCCATGAGGATACCGTTGTATTTTCTGGGCGACGGTGGCTGGTCGAGCATGTCAGCGACTTTCCCGGCGGCATGTCATCGCACAAGCAAGTGCGCCTGAAGGAGGTGCAATAGCATGGGCAATCGTTTTGCCGATGAGGTGGCGGGCTTTCAGCGCGCATCGCTCAAGATAGAGAAAACGAAGTCTGGCGAAGTGAGGCATACGCTGCGCTCGCGCGAAATGCTAGAGGTGATTCAACATGTTGAGGCGAAAACCATTCGGCAGGTGTTGCGCGCTGCGGCAAAGCGTGCAAAGGCAAACGCGCCGCGCAGCACGGCGCGGGGTTTTGGTTTGGGCGGTAGTCGCCTTCGAGCGAACATCGAGCGCGCACAAAACAGCTCACGCGGATTGACCGAGCGTGCGTTCAAAAGCGCCGTGAAAAACTCGAACATGGCAGACACTATTCGTGGTGGCTTTGCTACACGCTCGGGCACCGGCTATCTACGCGTAAAGTTCCCCGGCGCATTTGTCCATCAAGGCGGCAAACACGCAAACCGATACGGGGCGACAGGCGCAACACGCCGGGCAAACAGGTTCCTCAAGCCTGAGTTTGACAGGGCGCAACGCGAGTTACTTGCGCTGTTGCCCGGCGCTGCCGAGCGCGAAGCGCCGCCAGAAATGAGGGGCGAATGATATGCCGCGCGTGTTAGACGAAAACACACTTATGCGCCAGGCGCTGCTAGACACAAGCACACCTGAGGGTGTGGCGCTGAACGCGCAAGTGGGCGCACGCATTTACATGGGAAGCTTCCCGGGCCGCGACACTTGGGAGAATGCAGCAAAGGCTATCGTCTGCTTTCGCAATGGCGGCGTGTCTAACATGGACATACCGCTGCACACGCCTGAATGGCGCATCGAGTGCTACGGCGGTTCAACCAATCCGCGCGACGCTGCCGATGTTGAGCGCGCATTGCACGCTAGGCTATCGACTATCCACATGGAGCAACATTCATCTGGTATGTTTATGTCAGCGACAGAAGTGGTTCACGGGCAAGACGGATTCGACGATGAGCGCGAATGGCCGCTTGTTATGACGCTGTGGCAAACAGAGATGAGGCCAGCATGATTACCTATAGCAAAACAGTGGTTATAGACGCGCCGCCGCAAAGCATCGGCACAAAGCACGGCAGGCTCATTCAGTCTTATGTGCTGGACGATATCAAGGACAACTTGCCCGCGCACGATAAAGTGATTCGCTTTATCGTGCAACCGGCACCAGACAAAAAACGCTGCGTTGGCGTGGCGACGATTGAACGAAAGGAGACTACCCAATGTCTACCGATGTATCTAACCTGATTGCAGGCACGCCGACGCTCTACATTGCGCCGGTAGGTGAAGCCCTGCCGAACATCGACACGATTGTTGCACCGGCGATTACCGCGCCTGCGCCCGCCGGCAACTGGAGCGCCGTAGGCTTCACGATGGAAGATTGGACGATGCCCTACTCGCCTACGATGCAAGCCATCGAGGTGAACGAGCACGCCGCCGCTGTGAAGCATGTGCTTGTGCGCGAGCAACTCCGGCTTGGCGTCATGCTTGCTGAAAACGATTTGGCATCGTGGACGCAGGCAATCAATGCGGCGACGCTGGCAACGGTATCGCCTGGCGCTGCGCAAACCGGGCAAGACACCTTCGCTGTTGGTGATGGTGTTGTCACGCCTGTTAGCCTGCTTATCTACGGGACGAATCCCGCGGGCGGCACGCGTGTGATTCACATTTACAAGGCGGTGCAACAGAACGAAGTGACTTTCACTTTCTCGCGCGAGCATCGCGGGCACCAAGTCGAGTTTGAAGCGCAGGCAGACCCGGCGAAGGCTGCGGGCGCACGCCTGTTTCAAGTCTACGACATCACGACGGCGGCGTCTACCTAATGGCTATCGAGAACGGTGATACCGCGTTCGAGGGCTTGACACGCGCGCTTGTGTTTGGTAAGGGCGACAACAAGCGCACTATCGAGATGGAAGAGCCTACCATCGCGGAAGGGCGCAAGATTGCCGCCGTGTTCAAGCGGCTGCGCGAAATGATGGGCAGCGGACAGCAAGACATGGATGTCGAGCCGCTGCTGATTGATGCTATTGTGACAGCGTGCGGCGATGAGTCTCTGCGGGGTTTCATCGAAAACAACGCCACACAAACGCAGGTGCTAGAGGCCGTCGGTGTGATTGAGGAGTTTGTATCTGACCCTTTGGAACTTTACGGCTTGCGCAAGCTGGCGCAAGTCGAGAAAGTGCTGGAGCGAGCAGAGCGCGTGCAGGGGGTGGCGGGCAAGATGCGACGCTAGGCCGTCT